TGAAGGACCGCCACAGGCCGGGCGCGGCGGTGAACGTGCGGTCGTAGTCGATCGAGATCGTGAGCGGCTTCGGCTCGGCCCGGGCGGCCACGATGCCGCGGGCGTTCTTCCAGAGCGGGAGCGACCGCGTGCCGATCGAACTCTGGGGGTAGGCCGGGTAGGTCACGGCGGAGATGTCGTACAGGCCGGAGGCCCGGAATACCGTCCGCGTCACGTTCCCCTTCTCGTCCTCCGTCCAGGCCTCCCCGTCGGGGGCGGCGGTGAACGCGAACGACGAGCCGGTGATCGTGCGGTCCTCGACCAGCATGGCCAGATCCCGGCCGTGGGTCGTCTGGATCGGCCGGTGGACGTACTCGAGGCCCTTGAGCGCCTTCCGGATTTCCAGGCGGCCGTTTGAGGTCCGGCCCGTGATCAGGTGCGACAGGTGGTCGGTCAGGAACGGGACGTCGATCTTCCCGCGCGGATCGTTCGCCTTGCGGTCGACCAGGCCGTCGAAGGCGGTCGGGGCGAACTTCTCGCGGAAGCCGCCGAGATCCACGGACAGCGAATCCCACGGGGGCGAGATCCCGGTGATCACCGGCGGCTCGCCGTCTCGGGTCTCGACCCGGATCGCGTCGGGGTAGTCGGTCGTCGGCAGATAGCGGCGTTCGATCTCGGCGGTCATTCGTCGTCCTCCTGGTCCAGCGGCTCGGCCGACAGCTCCGACACCCGCCGGCCGACCGTGAACTCGGTCGGCTGGCCGTCCTGGTAGACGCGGACGCTGGCGACCGGCTCGGCCTCCGTGGCGGCGATCGCGAACGGCGAGCCCTCGACCCCCAGGACCCCGTCGATCATCAGGTGTTCGATCGTGCCCTCCCCGCCGGCCCAGTAGACGTACTGGCCCTCGCGGAAGCCGCCGGCCTCCGGCACCCCGGCCCCCGGCCCGCGGGCCGGCTGGGGCTCGTCGGCGGCCGGCTCGTCCTCCGGCTCGTCGGCCGGCTGCGCCACCGGCTCGCCTTCGGGGGCGGCCGCCGCGGCCGCGGCGTTGCCCAGGGTCGAGAACCCAAGCTGCATGAAGGTCTCGTTCGCGGCCTGGTCGTCGAGGACCTCGAGGTCCTCGAAGTCGCGGATCTCGTTCGGGGTTATCGCTCCCATGTTGAACATCGACTGGTAGAGCGCCGCGCGGCTCGCGGAGTCGCCCCGAAGGAGCCCGCGGTTGTCGAGCCGGACGTAGACGTCGTCGCCGTAGACCGGCTGAAGCGCCATGTCGAACGGCCCCTCCATCCGCTTTTGCCAGGGCAGCATGCACCACACCTGCGCGGAGAGATGCTCCTGTTCCGGGTTCGAGTATCGGGCCATCTTGGCATCGCCCAGAAGCGTCGAGGGGACACCCCAGTGGCGGCAGATGTCGGGGAGGATCGCGTCCCGGAGCTGCTGGTACTGGCTCTGTTCCATGCTGTTGGATTGCATGGGCGTCAGCGTCATCTTCTTCGTCATCACGGCCGGGGCTCCACGGTTGGCCCCGCCGTACATCTCGCGGAACATCGTCCGCAGCTGGTCGATCGCGGCCTCGTCGAGCTTCTCGTCGGTCTGGATCACGAAGTCGGGCCGGGCCCCGTTCCGCCAGTAGGCGGTGGCCGCCACGTCGAGCTGACGGGCCAGGCCGATCGAGGTCGCGCAGACCTCGGACGGAGCCATTCCCCACAGGCCGTTTTCGGACATCCACTTCCAGTGGAGGACCTCGGTCTGGGCGAGCGGCACCCATCCGCCCTTCTCCTGGAGGAACTGGTAGCGGATCGAGTAGTCGGGCAGCTGCTCCACCTTGACCCGGGTCGGGTGCATGGGGATTAGCGTGGACATGAAGCCCCGCTCGCCCGGCAGGATCCGGGCGAAGCCGTTGCCGTGGAGCGCCGTCCAGTAGGCCTGGAGCGACATGAAGTCGAACGACGTCTGCCACGGGTTCGGCCGCCGGCGGATCGCGTAGGCGGCCGGCGGATTGAACGGGACCTTCCGGCCGTTCGGTAGCGTCTGGTGGATGTGGACCGGCATCACGCCGACCCCCTGCCCGATAAACCGGCAGACCGCGAAGATCGACGACACCCGGACCGCGATCTCGGGGGTAATGTGGCCCCCCAGCAGATTCCCGCCGGTGCCGCTCCAGGCCGACGGCGACAGGGCCAGGTTTGACCCCCGGACGGAGAACATCACCGGCCCGGTCGCCTTGCCGCGCCGCCGCGAGGGCCGCTTCGTGGTGGTGGCGGTGGCCTTCTTGGCGGGCATCAGGCGGCATCCGGGGACCCGGCGCGTACTGCGGCCGGGGGTGGCATTGTCCGGCCGCCTGTCCGAACCCTTGAACCTGTGCCCCTACCAGAGCGACACGATGCGGTAGTCGTCGGGGCTCGGCCCGTCGAGCTGCTCGTCGGAGTCGATCGCCATCGCGAAGGCGTTGGCCGCGGCCGCCAGGCCGTCGATCTTCTCGGTGCTCTTGCCCTTGTCCGGTTTGATCATGCCGGTCGCGTCCGTGTAGACCAGGCAGTGGTTCGCGTTCCAGAGGAGGATCGGCGACTCGTAGCGGAACTTCCCCTCGACGACCAGGCCCTCGAGCATCTTGCACGGCGAGTTGAGCCGGGCGGTCGTCTGGGCCACCCCCTTCACCTCGAGGCCCTCGCGTTGCAGGAACGTCGCAAGCGGGCCGACTTGCCACGGGTCGCTCCCGACCTTCACGATTCGGTGCTCCTGCCCGAAGGCGAGGATGTCGCGAGCGACCGTCTCGTGATCGAGCCGGGCCCCTGGCGTCACGGTCAGCCAGCCCTCGCGGATCCAGGTCGAGTAGGGGACACGGTCCTTCCGCTCGCGCTCCTGGACGGTCTCCTCGGGAACCCAGTACCGCATGACGGCATCCCAGGATCCGTCGGCCGCCTTGAACAGGAAACAGGCCGCGGTCATGTCGAGGTTCGACGCCAGGTCGACGCCGACGACACACGGCCGGCCGGCCAGGGCCTCGGGCGGGGGCCGGCGGCAGTTGGAAAACGCGTCGCCGGTGAACCAGCGGTCGTCGCTCTCTACCCAGCAGTTCAAGGAGTAGCGGAGCCACTTTGAGAATTTTCGTGAATCCGTGCAGGCGTCCTCGTAGTCGGAGCGGAACTCGTCCTCGGCGAAGGCTTCGCCCATGGCCGGATTTGCTTTTGCCCAGACAGCCGGATCGTGAGGGTCGTCGCCGGCCTCGAGGTCGGCCCCATAGATCAGCCCGTAGAACGAAGGGTTCACCGACGGATCCTGCATCGCCAGCTTCGCGTCCTTCCACCACTGGTAGCCGATCCAGTTCCGGTTCTCGCCGGCCGTGGAGACACTGATCACGAGACTGTTCTCGACGCCGCGGGTGGCGTACATGACGGTGTCCACGAGATCCGGCTTTGGGAAAGAGTGGATCTCGTCGAGCATGATCATCCCATTCAAGCCTTCGTGTGTTTTCACGTCGGCGGAAAGGCATTTGATCTCCTTCCGGTTTGCCTTGTGCCGGATGATCGTCTTGTGCTCGATGATGTCGTACACGTCGAACAGGGCAGGAGAGGCCGTGATCGACTCAGCCACCATTCGCCACATGGTGCGGGCCTGGTCGCGTGTGTTTGCCGCGAGGAACACGTCCTGGCCGGCGACGGCGTTGGCGAACTGGACGAGCTGCGAGGAGATCGTCGTCTTCCGGTTTTTCTTGGGAACGAAAACCCCGGCACGGCGGAACCGCAGCCGACCGTTCGGCCGCTTCCATCCAAACAGCGGATGGATCACGCGTTCGATATGCCATAGCAGGGGGCGGACCTGGATGATCCTGCCGTCGCCGGTGCGGTGCCGACAGAACCGCTCGATGAACTGCCGCGGGCGGTCGGCGGCCTCGACATCGAACTCGAACCCGGGGACGTACTCGGGCCGCGTCGTCGGGTCGGCGTAGAGCGACTCGGGCGGCGGGCTGATGTCAGCCGCCGTCGATGAAGGTCTGAAGCGGGTCGGCCGCCTGCCCATCGTCACCCTCCGCTGCCGGCAGCCGCGCCTCGTCGGCGGCGGTCAGGCCGAACTTCGCCGCCAGTGTGACGAAGTCGCGGCGCGAGTCACGCAGCAGCCGCGCGACCGGGGAGACCGCCTGGCCCTTGTCGGTCGCGGTGATCCACCCTTCCGCGGCGATCGTGCGGCCCAGCTCGCGGACGTCGGCGAACAAGTGGCAGAGCTGGGCGAAGGCCTCCGCGTGGATCTGGCGGAGGCGGCCTTCGGCCGACAGGGTCGGGGCGTGGGCCTCCCAGAAGGCGGCGGCCAGCGGCCGCTCGGCCAGGTGGGCCGGGGGAGTGACCGACTCCACTTCGGTCGCGGGTCGGGCGAGGGTGTTCCGGCCGGTGGTCGACCGCTCGGATGTCGGATCAGGCAGGGGGCCGCGTCTTCCCATTTTCAAGCCTCACGATTTTTGGGAAACCCGACAGAAACTCGCGTTGGGGTCGCGTGGGGTCTTCCGTGGGATATTGATTTTGTAGGCGACCCCACCCCCCATTACAGCGCCCCTCGCCGCCGCTGCTCGGCCCTGGTCTTCCGCCCGTGGCAGCTCGAGCAGCGCCAGGCCAGGTTCCCGTCGTCGTCGCTGCCGCCGTCCTCGAGCGGGACGATGTGATCGGCGTGACCGTTCTTCCCATAGGCCACACGGCCGCAGTCCCGGCAGACGAAGGCGTCCCTGGTCCCGATCCGGATCCGCTTGGCCCTCCATTCCGCCGTGCAGTAGTGGGCGTGTTCCTTCGTCTGCTCGACGGCCAGGAATCGCGGCGGCTTCCAGCGTTCGATCCTGGCTGGCATGGCGTCACATTAGTGCGTCTACGGTCACTCGCCCAGCAGCAACGCCAGAGCATTCGCGAGCGGGACGACTTCGATCTCGTTGAACCGCCCGGCGTCCAACTGGCTGAACCCACCGTAGACCAGCCCGCCCGGCAGGCAC